ATTTAATACTTCAATATAATCATCAACTTTTCTTTGAGCTCTATATTTAGCTAAAATATCTAATGATGAAATTAATCTCTTATATAAATTTTCAGCCTTTAAATATATTTTCGTTGCTTCTGTTTTTAATTTTTTGATTCTTTTTGGATAAAGTTTTTCCCACTGAGCTAATGCTCTTCCGCGCTCAGTTCCAATATTATGAAGCCAATCCATAATTCCAGCATTCTTTAATAGAAGTGGATTGTAATTAGCCCTTTTTGCAGGAGTAAATCTTCTTTTCATTTCTGATAAATATTTATATTCATCAGATTTATTATCTAAATCTTTGAAAAGAAACTTATTATGTACAGCATCAACCTTATTATTAAAATCATTAATAGATGTAACTATTTCAAAAACTTTTCTATAGAACTTCTCTAAATTAACAATAGCTGATACATATTCTCTTCTATTTAAATCTTTTTGAATTGGTTTTAAAACTTCCTTCAAATGAATAGGATCGTCTCCAGGATCTGCACCTTCATATTGTTTACCTAAAGTTAACTTGTTATCTACTTCACGTAGATTATCCATAACTTCTTTAAATTCTGGATTAAATGCTTCTTCCAAAGCCTTACCAGGGCTAAGCTTCTCTCGAATTTTTTGTAAACCCATTCTTTGAGCTGTTTTTTGCATAAAAGATCCTTATAATTAGTATTTAATACACAATTATACTAAATTATACATAATAATCAGTGATTATTTAGGTGGTGGTGGAGGAGGTGGAGGTGGTGGAGGAGCTCCGCCGCCGCCTCCAAAATCTAATCCTGGTAATCCGCCAGGTGGTGATTCACCTTCTGGAGTGGTACCCGGAGCTGGTTGACCAGGAACTGGCTCAGGCTCATTAATTTCATCATCCTCGCCCAATGATCTAATCTTATTAAGAGGCATTGATTTAAGAGCAAGTGTTTCTTTTTCAAAAACAATGCTTTGCATCAATTCTTTTCTCATCTTTCTAACTTCATCCTCAAATTCAAGTCCAAGAGATCTATATAAAGTATGCAATGAAACTCTCTTTTGCATACCTTCTCCAGCTGTCAATTGAACTAAATTAGAAATGTAATCACCTGCGTCAAACAATGACATGTGATTCCAATCAATATCAGGAATAATTAATTTCTTTTCTCCATCAACAATATCATAAAATCCTTGAATTTTTGATATTGGAGCAAATATCTTATTCTTTAACCAAGAAGATAACATATTTCTAAATGACATGTATCTCTGTCTTAAAACATCAAGAGCAACACCACCATTAGCATATGTAGTATCAGCTCCGCCATCCATTAAAACAGATGGTACCTGTAATCCAATAAATATCTCTTTTATTAATTGAGTAATGTCTCCAGATATATCATATATTCCTTGACCATATCCTATTCTCTCAATAGCTACTCCTGCATGTGTGAAGATTTTAAAATCTTTATCATTCTGAGCCATTTCAAAAACTTCTCTAAAGGCGTCTATGTCTGCATATGTAGGATGCAAGCCGTCAGGACCATCGGTGCCAATTTTTACTAACGTTAAAGGATTGATCATATTATCTGCTTGAGCAAATTTAGAATTTCCTTGAATACTAATATTACCATTTCTTCTAGTAACAAACAATCCTGTAGGGACCTCAAAACACCAGACAACCCCGTTATAATCAACTTTTTTAGCTATTGCTCCGCCACCTTTATTTTTAGAATATTTTTTACTAGTACAAACTAATGGCTCATTACCATAATTTGTAGAAGACCACATTACAATATATTCTTTTACAATTCTACCATCAGATTTTTTCCTATTAGAAATACAAAGATTTGGTACAAATCCTAATTTATAAACTAATTCATATACATCATCAGCTAATTGATGAGATATGGTAGAGTACCTATATGATTTTGATTTTGTACCATATTTACTTTCATATTCAGTTCCATCTCCTAACATTAATGAATTAAGAATTATTTGAAGTAATTCTGGTTTAAGATCTAAAATCCAACGTGGCAAATGTTTATCTGCTGATAATGTTGATCCATTAGTTCCTATTTCATTTTTAATATATGAAACCAGCTCTTTACTGTTAATATAGCCTTCCCACTTTTCTTTTGGGGTATTTTTTGAATAACCAGATCCTTTTATCTTAACATAAGAGCAACATTTTTTATTTAATTTAGCGGCAAACATTTCAAATGATTCGCGCATATCTTTATAACAATCGCTTTTTGTTAATTGACTTAAGCAAATTTTAGAATCGTATCTATTATTTTTATAATTTTCATAAATACATCCTTCAGAAACAATATATCCTAAAACTTTTAAATATAATTCAATCGGAATTTCATTATTATCAATATTTATTGATTTAATATCATTTCCAGAAATATATTTAGATTTTGATCTAAATTTCCAATATTTTTTCTTTTCTAACATTTTAGAAGCATTAATTTTTTTATATTCTTTCCATTTACCATTAACTTGCTCTTTAGCCCACATTTTATGATTTGGAGAAACTAATATATCAACTTTCTTACCAAGAAAATTTATCATTTCACCACTATATTTTGACATATGGAACTCGGTAGGTTTATGATATTCAATCTCATTAGTTTGCTCATTAACACATGCTACTTTGAAATCCTCTCTCATGGTTAAAATTGCTGAGATCTTATTGTTCTCGTCTAACTCTACTCCATTCACATAATTCTCATTTATCTGAATATTTGAGGTCTTATAGACAATATCAGAAATTTTTCTAAATCCTTTATCTGTTAATACTTCAGTGTCTTCAGAATAACATTCTCTTAATTTATCCATGAGCATTAACTGTCTAAATATACAAACAGGTAGACCAGTTCCTCTTATTTCATAAGGGGATATTTTTCTAGCCAAATGGTGTACGTTAAAGTTTGGCAATTGAATATTTTGCCCTCTTTTAACTGAATCAATAATATGTTGATTTAATTGTTTTCTTTGTTCAATATCGGTTGGTTTATTAGAATTAACAATTTTCTTTAAATTCTCATCTGGTCGTAACATTATGATTGGTTCATTTGCTACAACAGTTCTTTTTACGACCATATAATCTGGGTTTTGTATAACCAAACGGCTCCATTTGCCTTTATTTTCATCTAATTCTGCATAAACGAAAGCCTCTCCAAGAAGCCAATATTCTTGAGCGATTTGAATGCAAATATTCATTAAATCTATTTCTTCAATCATATCATTGAAGAACTTTTCAATATCTTTATTTGGACATTTAATTGTTAATTTGCTAATTGGATATGTACTATGTAAATTAATAGCATTATGTACAAATGGATTTAATGCATAAAAACTTCTACACCAGGCATTAATAGTGGCTCTATCTCTTGGAAGAGAGATATTGCTATTTAACCATAATGGAGAATAAATATCTGGAGCTTGTTTAACTACATCCCCTGCTCCGCCAGTATATGATGAACTACTTACGACCTGAGCGTTTTTCTTAAGACCTACAGAAGCGCTAACTACTGCATTATGTGTTAATCCGTTTTCTTTAACTGTTTGAGAGCCATCTTTAAACAAACCTTGCTCTACTTCAGAATTTAAAACATTTCTCCTATAAGAAGATACGCTTTTTGCCATTAATGCGCTTACTTGAGGCAAATCTACTTTATTATCTAAATAAATTTCAGAATTAGATTTACCGGAAGCGAATTTATTTCTTTTATTCATAAGCCCTCTAAAAATAATACCACGATTAATAATATATCTCGTTAATATTAGTTTAAAATTTTCTTGGGCAATATGAAGCAATAATAAGAGGTTTTTCTCTATTTTGATAATTTAATTGCTGAGAAAATGGATTATTATTTTTAAATCCTTTAGAAACTATGAATTTATAAGCTAAATAAGCATTTAATAGTGCCATAAATCCATCGTTTGGAGTTCCACCTTTTACATAATGCATTGCTGGCTCTCCAAATCTTGAAATAGATGGTTTAATTTCCATACTACAGCAATGATCGATTAACCAGGCAATTTTTTCAAAATCCCCATAAGGAAACCTAATCATTCCCTTTTTCATTTGATCAAACAATTCAGAAATATAAAAATCTCTTTCAAATAAAATTTCTTTAGGAAATGCATCTGCTCTAAATTTAACATGGTCATTAACTTTATTATGAGCTCTAGATACTAAATATCTATCACCATAAGTATTATGCATTAATTCAGAAAAATCATTTGAATATCCAATATCTCCTACAGCTAAATTAACATTATACTGTCTAAATATCTGATCAATTAAGCCTTTTTTGCTTTCAGTATCATTTCTTTTGAATTTTGTAGCAAATTCAATTGATAATAATCCTGGTCCTTTTGATGTTAAAACTACTGCAGTGCTATATGATTGACCTGCGGCTTTTACTTTTTCAGGATTTGCTAATTGTTCTAAATCGGCTCTAGCGCCATAATCTATTCCAACTACAACTATTTCAGCTTCTCCAGGATTTATCTTAGGAGAGAATCTTCTTCCAAAGTCTGCACATTTTTCTCTAATATCATCTTGTGTAATTGGAGTGGAATCTCCTTGGAAAAACTCTCCTAGAACTTCATTTCTATATACTCTTTCACTATTAATTGGATGTTTTCCTGGTTTTTCATTCTCAAGGTCTTCTTTTGTAAAAAGAGGCATGTATAACTGATTTA